GGTTTAAAAGATATATATTCATATTGAAATATCAAAAAGCGCACGAGATTGGGATGAGTATTTGTAGGGAAGAAAGTCTGTGTTTGACGGCGTCACAGGCAATGAGTTAACTCGTTTGGGGGCATAAATAAGGTAGAGTAATCTGTCAGAACTGATTACACCTTGACTTGAAAAAATGACAGATTGCGTCCTGACTAATCCAGATGTTGACTTACAAGGTTTTAGAGGAGCAAAACCTCCTTTTATATACCGCCTCTAAACTCAGCCATATTGGATAAGTAACCCAATCCCGAATCCCTTCCAATCCACCCCCTAACCACATAGCGCCATCATGGCGCTATGACTTTATTTAATCCGCCTCGAATTGCTGCCCTCTCTGCCGAGCTGCCCCAAACGTGGGCCATGCTCAGTGCCGAAATCGTCCCAGAGGCCGACGGTTGGGTGCAGCTACTCCCCGCAGGGAGCTTTAACGCTCGCGACGGTCGCCCCAGCGACACCGTTGATGGCCAGTGGCACCTAGATGCCACCATTGCGGCGCAATTCATTGCCGCCACCAAAGCCATGGCCCCCAAAGTGCTGATTGATTACGACCACCAAGCCCTCAAAGCGCGCGAACTCACTGGCCCCGTTCCGGCAGCCGCTTGGCTATCCAGCAGCGATATTGAATGGCGCGAAGGTAAAGGCATTTTTATCAAACCCGCGTGGACAAGCACCGCGCAGTCACTCATTGAAAACCGCGAATACGGTTTCTTATCTGCCGTTTTCCCCTACGACGAGCAAGGCCGCCCGCTTTATTTGCGCATGGCCGCACTGACCAATGACCCCGCCGTGCTGGGCATGGAACCGCTCGCGTTGCTGGCCGCAGATATGAACATCAGCTTTCACACCCCAAACAGCACCATCAATTTATACGGACAAGCGGAGGATGCTTTCGTGAATGAACTATTGAAACAGCTACTTTCAAGCCTTGGCATTGAAATCGGCGAAAACGGCGAAGCCACCGAAGAACAATCAAAGGCGGCACTCGCCAAAGTGGACGAGCTAAAACAAGCTGCGGAGAAATCCGGCGAGCTTGAGGAAGAAGTCGCCGCACTCAGCGCCGCCTATAACGGCGTGACCGAGCGCGTGGCCGAGCTTAGCGCGCAACAACAAATTGGTGCCGTCGATAGCATCATCAACGCCGCCAAAGCCGATGGCCGCATTGTTGAGGCGGAAGTGGCGCACTTAACCTACTTTGGTCAACGTCACGGCATGGCCGAGCTTTCCGCGATGCTGGACAAGCGCCCGAAACTGGCCGCGCTATCCAGCCAGCAAACCACCACAACCGAGATGCAAGTCAACGTCACTGGCGATCTTTCTGATGAAGATTTGGCGGTGCTCAGTGCTTGCGGATTGGACAAAGAGACTTTCCTAAAAAATAAGGACTAACCATGCAAGCCAAACGTGTGGGCACTAAACGTGCCTATGGCATGAAAGGCAATGCGGTGATCGTACCTAACGCCGCCGTCTTTCTTGCAGCGGGCCTTGCCGTGGCCCATGCCGCAGCAACCCCAGCCGATACCTTTGTCGGTGTCGCCACCCTTGGCGCAGATGCCACAGGCCAAGCCGATGGCGTCGAGCGCATCGAAGTGGATACCACCGAGATCAAGTTTGCCAACGCGGGCGATGTCACTGCCGCGCACATTGGCGCAACGGCCTATTTCGCGTCGGCAAGTACGCTATCTGCCGACTCAGCCACCAATACCCGCACCCCTGCAGGCGTTATCACTCAAGTGGATGACGACGGCGTGTGGACGAAAACGGGAGTCTAACCCATGGAAATTTCTGCAAACGGTTTACGCGCCATTTATACCGCCGTTAAAACGGCGTTTAACAACGGTCGCGGCAGCTATACCCCGCTTTGGCCGCAACTAGCGACCTTAGTGCCCTCAACCACAGGCACCGAAACCTATGCGTGGCTCGGCCAATTCCCACGTTTGAAAGAGTGGCTTGGCGAGCGCCAAGTGCAAAAGATGGCGCTGCATGACTACTCGCTGAAAAACAAGAAGTACGAAAGCACCGTCGGCATTCCGCGTGATTCTATCGAAGATGATCAATACGGCGTTTACATGCCGCTAATGGAAGAAATGGGGTACGCCGCCGAATCGCACCCAGATGAAATGCTGTTTGCGCTGATGGCATCGGGCTTTGCGACGTTGTGCTACGACGGTCAAAACTTCTTTGACACTGACCACCCAGTGAAAGACCCAGAGACAGGTAAAGACGTATCGGTTGCCAACATGCAAGCAGGTAGCGGCGATGCGTGGTTTGTGCTTGATACTCGTCGCCCCCTCAAGCCGTTTATCTTCCAACGTCGCCGCGACTACAGCATCGAATCTAAAACCGATGGTGGCAGTTCAGATCGCGTCTTTATGGCAGATGAATACATCTACGGCTGCGATGGACGCGGGAACTGGGGCTTTGGTTTTTGGCAGCAAGCGTTTGCCTCGAAAGCAGCGCTCAACGATGCCAACTTTGATGCGGCGATTAAGGCCATGATGAGCATTAAGTCAGACGAAGGCCGCCCGCTGGGCATCATGCCAAATCTGCTTGTGGTTGGCCCATCGAACCGCGCCGCCGCGAAAAAAGTGGTCGATGCGGAAAACAAAGCCCAAGGCGAGAGCAACACCAACTACAAAGCCGTTGAATTGCTTGTGGTGCCTTGGTTGCCGTAACACCCCACCCATGAGCACAGGCATTGGTCTGTGCTCATTGTCTTAGCCTTTAAACGTGGAGAATTTATGTTATGTCGAATGAGGCCAAAATCCTTGTTATCTGCGCTGCCGCGTCTGGTTATCGCCGCGCTGGCATGGCTTTTGAGCGCGGTGAGAACCACATTGAAGCTACTGCAGTCACCGACACCCAATTGGCGCAGCTATCCGCTGATCCGCGCCTTACTGTTAACCGTCCCGATGCCCAAGCAAGTGCGCCAACTACGCCGCCGAAATCGCTGGTTTCAGGTGAGCTGGGTGAGCCTTTAACGTTTGAGCTTGCCGTGGCTCAACTTAGCCAAGACAACCCCGACCATTTCACCTCGGGCGGCAAGCCCCAAGTGAACGCATTGGAAACCTTGATGCAGCAACCCGTCAGCGCAAAGCAGCGTGATGAGTGGTGGCAAGCGTATCAAGCCGACGGCGCGCAGGAGTAATCACCATGTATTGCACGGCACACGATTTAATCAGTCGGTTTGGGGAAGATGAATTGATCCGCTTAACCGATAGCCAATACCACGCCATTGACATGCCCAAGGTCACGCAAGCCATTGATGATGCGTGCGCCACGATTGATGGCTATCTCGGCGGGCGCTATTCCCTGCCCTTGGCATCGGTGCCGCGCATTTTGGTACGCATGGCCAGCGACATGGCCCGTTATTACCTGTTTGACGACAACCTCGACGAGCACCACCAAGCCGCCAAACGCTATCGCGATGCCATCGCCTATTTAAAGGAAGTCGGCAAAGGCGCGGTGCAATTGGGCCTTGATGACAACCAAGCCCCCACACTGAGCAATAACGAGTCAGTGGTGATGTCGGCGGGCACGGTGTTTGGGCGCGACAACAGCAAGGGCTTTATCTAATGGCAGACATGATCACCAACACTATCGCGCACCTAAAAACCGATCCGTTATGGCGCGATGTGCAGCCCCTTGCGGATTTATCCGAGTTTGACCTCAAGCGCTCGGGCGTTCGCACCCCCGCCTTGTTTGTGTTTTTGGTGGTCGATACCCCAAAACCCGATGTGCGGGGCACCGGAGCCTATTTGCAAAGTGTTGAGGCCACCGTGGCCGTGGTGATTGTCGATGGCAACCACAATGGCCAGCCGTTGGACTTTGAACCCCTGCGCCGCACCTTGCGCAAGCAGCTTTTCGGCTGGTCGCCCATGGCTGGGCATGAGCCGTATTGGTTGGGCCGGGGCAAGCTGCTTGGCGTGGGCAAGGGCCAAGCCAGTTGGATTGACCACTTTTCGACGGAGTACACCGCCGACCAATTAGCGCCCTAAATTCGCCAGCCATTAACTAAAAGGACTGTTCACAATGAGCCGTAAAGCCAAACAAAAAATTTTGATGTTCGCGTTAGAAACCGCCTACGGCGTTGACCCTATCGCCACCCCTGCCGATGCCACCTTTGTGTTGGGCCGCGAGTTTGCCATCGTGCCACAAGCTGGTGAGTCGCAAACCTTGGAATACGAAACAGGCGAGCTGGGCAACTCCCCCGAGATCATGACCGAGTGTTTTGTCGAGGTTGAGTTTGGTGTCGATTTTGCCCCCGGTAAAATTCCCCCACTGGGCAAGCCGGGCGAGCCAGCACCATGGGCCTCAATCCTGAAAGCCTGTTTGCGCACCGCCACCACAACGCACACCGCAGAGAAAGACGAAACCGCCTACACCATCAACCAAGATGAAAACGGCAGCTTAACCCTGTATTACAACCAATCGGGCACCTTGCACAAAATCACCGGGGCGCGCGGTTCGGTGTCGCTGTCACTGCAAGCAAAAGGCTTTCCGCAGTTGAAATTTAAATTTGTCGGCTTGCACACCATCCCGGAATCAGCCGCCGTGCCCGTGCCAAGTTTCGACCAATACCTCACCCCATTAAAGGTGGGCGTGGAAAACAGCGCCTTCACCATCGACGGTGCGCCACACAAAATGATCTCGCTCGAAATCGACCAAGCCAACAGCGTGGTGCATCAAGAGTATGTCGGCCATGAAGAAGTGGCGATCACTGACCTTGCCCCCACAGCCACCCTCGTGATGGAAGCGCCGCCGCTGTCAGTCTTTGACCCGTTCGCCTTGGCGCGTTCCGGCGCAGAAACCATGCTCGACTTTGCCAATGGGCCACTGGGCAACCAAGTGGGCTGGCGCTCAACACGGGTGCAGTTTGGCCGCCCAAGCTATGGCGACCAAGACGGCACGCAAACCTATTCCATCCCCCTGCGCCTGATTGGCCAGTCGGATGAGATTTACAACGCCTAAACGGTGTTTAAACGCCGTTTACTTTTCCATTTAAAACCGTTCAAACCTTGTTTAATTAGGAGCTTATATGTTCAAACTTGTCACAAACCGCGTCGTTAAAAACTGGCCCGCGACCATCAAACTCGCCGCCGACAACGGCGACACCGAAACCCATAACATCACCCTCGACATTGAGATTTTGCCGACCGATGAATTTGCCCGCTACTCAAAGCGCGGCGATGAAGCGTTTTTTAAGAAGGCCATCAAAGGTTGGTCGGGGGTTGCCGATGAACATGGCGAGCCGCTGCCGTTCAATGCCGATACCGTCACCGCCGCCAGTCGCCACCCCTCGTTTACCGCTGCCGCCCTGACCGCATACCTCGATGCGGCCCAAGGCAAGGCCGCCACAAAAAACTAACTGACGCAGTGATTGCGCTACTTGCTGCCCCCACCCAAACCGATGAGGACGAGTGGCAGCAAGAGCTTGCAGATTGGGGATTGCCCCCCGAGCAACCAGCCGAGCCGGAGCTGTTCGGGCTATGGGAAGAAAACGCCACCGCCATCGAATGGTGGCTATCCCTGCCCCAGTTTTTGCGCTTTAACAACGGCATTTGTTTAGGCATGGACATCAAAGCGGTCGCCGCTGACCGCGAACTCAGTGGCAACACCTACACCCCCGACGATTACCGACGCCTGAAACAGATTGCGATCACTGCGACTAACGAAATCAACAAGAGAAAACCATGAATCAAAACCTGCGCTTTGCACTCAAATTCGATGCTGACACCGGGCAATTTGTTACCAATGTGCGCGCAGGTGATCGAGCTATCGACAAGCTGGGCAACCAAAGCAGCGAAGCCAGCCGCCAGCTTGGCACCCTAAACCAACAGTCAGACATGCTCAGCGGTGGCATGGCCAGCTTGCGCACCCAGCTATTGGCCGTCGCGGGTGGGTTTTCTGCCATTGCGGCCCTCAGTGATGCCACCCGCACCCTTGCCACCTATCAAGACATGCGCACCCAAATCACCGCTTTGGTGGGTGGGCAGCAACAGTGGATTGAAACCGAGCAATATTTGATTGCCACCTCGACCACGCACAACAAAGTGCTGACCGACATGAGCCGCAACTATGCCCGCCTCGCCAGCTTGCAAGAAGCGGGATTGGTGAACGGCATGGAGCTGCGTTTGCTGTTTGAGGGCATGAGCGACGCCCAAAGCCAAACTGGGGCCAGTGGCGCGCAACTTGAGCAAGTGATGTATGGCCTATCGCAAGCCCTCGCCTCGCCTATCGTGCGCGCGGAAGAACTCAACCAAGTGGTTGAGCCGCTGCCGGGACTACTCAATAAGCTGGATAAAGCCGCCGGATTGCAATCGGGGGGCTTTCGTAAAATGCTGCTCGAAGGGCAAATCACCTCGGCATTTTTCAAAGACACCTTAATCAAAGCGCTGCGAGAGTACGACGGAGCCGCCGAGCGTACCGCTAACAACATCAACGCCCGCTTTAACGCGGTGAAAAACGCCTACCAACAAACCGTGGTCGCGTTTGAACAGCCGTTAAACGACAGTTTAGGGCCGTTTTTAACCACCACCGCTGATGGCTTGCAAGTGTTGGCCGAGAATGCCGAAACCGTCAGCCAAGTGATTGAGATTGCCTTGCTTGTCTCGCTCACCCGTGGCGCGGCAGCGTTAAGCAATATGACCGTTGCCAAGGTAGCCGACATGGCCGCCAGCCGAGCACGCACCAAAGAAGTGATCGCCACGACCACCGCGACTATCGCCTCGACGCAAGCCGAAATCACGCACTTGCAAACCCTGCAAGTGAGCAATAACCAAAAGTTTCGCGCCATTGGTGGCGACAAAGCCCTCGCCGTGGCGCGCGGCCATCTCACCGTGGCCACCAAGACCCTGACCGCCGCACAAACCCGCCTCAATGTGGTGAGCCGCGCCGGGGGCATTGCATTGGGGATCATGGGTGGCCCATTAGGCGTGGCCATGCTGGCCGCCTCAGCCATTGGCTACTTTGCGGTTAAGGCGATGGATGCGCGGGAGAAAGTCAAAGATCTTGATACAGAAGTCGCCAAGCTCTCAGGCTCATTTGACACCTTAAACCGCGTTCAGCGCGAAATCATGATCAGCGAACTCAACCGCGAAATGGAAGAAACGCGCCAAACGATTGCTGAAACAGAAGCCGAGATCAAACGCCTTGAAGCGTCGCTACTGCTAACCGATACCATCGGCAGAACCTTTCTGCGCAGCAAAATTATTGGGCTAAAAGATGAAGTCGTGGCCCTTGGCAATGAGATCACCGTCGCCGCTGCCAAGCAGCAAGAGCTATTCAACGCCGGGCTGCCCAAGCTCACCGGGTTTTCAGGCGATGACGAAACCGACAGCATAGAGAACACCATTTCAGCGGGTGAGCGCCGTTTGGCCCAACTGCAGCAGCAAATTGCGCTGCTCGGCCAAGTGGGCGAGCTGGCGCGGGTAAACTATGAAATTGAATCCGGCGCAATTGAAGATCTCACCGATGCGATGGCGGAAAAACTGCGCCTCGCCGCCAAAGAACTCGACCAACGCCGCCAAGCCCTTGCCGCCCAAGAGCGCTACCGCGCTTTGCAAGCCCGAGGCCAAGATGAATTGCAACGCCTTGAGCGCAGCATTGCTTTGCACGGCCAAGCGGGTGAAGTGGCCCGCCTACGTTGGGAGCTTGAGCACGGCAGCTTGCAAAACGTCAACAGCGCACTGGCGGAAAACATTTTGCTGCAAGCGGCCCGCCTCGACCAATTGAACGTCGAAGAAGCCGACACCAGCGCCGTGGATGCGTTTCGCGAAGAAACCGCCGCGCTCGATAATGCGTGGCAACTGCGCCAAGCCATCATTGCTGACCGTGAAAATGAGGCGAAGATCCGCGAGCAAGCCGCGTATGAAGACCGCACCATCGCGTTATCGCAATCGTTCCAAGATGCCTATCACGCCGCCCGTGACAATCAAGAGCTGCAAGACGAGCTAGAGCGTGAATATTTCGCCAGCCGCGAAACCTTGTGGGCCGAGCATCAAGCCAATTTGAGCGACATTGAGCGCACCCAACAAGAAAACCGCGCTGCATTCCAACAACAAGTAGCAAGTCAAACGCTGACGTTTACCGAGCAGCAGCTCAGCATCACCACCAACTTTTTAAAACAAGCAGGCAAAGAGCACACGGGCATTTATCGAATGCTGTTTTTGGCGCAAAAAGCCGCCGCTATCCCGTCGATGGTCATTGCCACTGAAGAAGCCTCAGCCAAAGCGCTTGCTGCCTTTCCGCCACCCGTTGGTCCTATCTTATCAGGAGCCGTGCGCGCTATGGGTTACGCCTCGATTGGTATCGCGACAGGCACCGAGCTGGCGGGCCAAGCCCATGATGGTATTTGGCGCGTACCGAAGGAAAACGAGGGCACATGGATGCTCAAAAACAATGAAATGGTACTCAACCAAGATCAAGCCGATAACTTCCGTTGGATGGTTGGCGTAATGAACCAAATGAAGCAATCACAGCTCGCCGCCGCAGCCCGAACGCAACAATACGCCGCTGGGGGCAACGTTAACGTTGCCGCGCCCCCGGTGCATGTGGCGTTTTTGGATGACCAAACCCAACTCGACCGCTACTTGCAAAGCGACCTCGGCCAAGAGGCAGTGGTGAAGATTGTGCAACGCAACAGAAACAGTTTTTAAGGAGAGAACATGGCGTGGGAAATGGGCACAGCAAATGGCTATAAAGATCTGCTCAAAAAAGTGCATGACTTGGCGTTATTAAACGGCTGGACAGTCGAGCGCTACACCACCGACCCAGCGGGTTTTGATGAGCTGATTTTGTCAACGACGGGGCGCAGCGGGCAAGAGTTTTACACGGTGGGATTCAAGACCGAAGAAGATCCCGCCGCCGACCGCTACAACGTGAAAATAATGAGCGCCGTGGTGTACGCCAACACGCTGACCTTTGAAGACCAGCCCCAGCGCACCAACTTGCAATACCTCTATTTGTGGCAAAACAGCATTCCGTATTTGATCGCGCTAGATAGCGGCCATATTCGCATTGCGGCTGCGGTGTCGAACTCGTTTCATGTGTGTTATTTGGGTGCGCCGCTGGCGTATGCCTCGCTCGGCCACTGGCCCCAGCGCAACGGCTGTTTCGGTGAAGGCACCGCCGCCAACGCCGATTGGCGGACACAAAGCGATGCGCTATCGACGCTGCAATATTGGCGCAACGACGCGCGGCAAATTTATTGGATAGATGACACCTATATCACGCCATCGCTGGTCTTTCCGAGTATGTACAATTGCGCACTTTCAAAATGCGGCAATTTTACCGATCACATTTCGCTTTATCCGTTAATGCTTGCTGCCACATCTAGCGACAGCGCGAAAAACCATGGCATGTTAGGAGAGTTTGCGGGCTGCTATTACCTTTCCGGCTCAGGTATTTCGGCATGGACAATGATTCAAAATGGCGGTCGCCAGTTTTTGGCGGTGCCTAACGTGTTTAGAAATGGGCAAAACGATTTTATGGCGTTGGAGTTAATATAATGGCATACGCATCTTATTTAGTTGAAAGCCGTTCCGCAGCGCTCGACAAAATCCGTAGTTTTCTTGCGGCGAACCCCGCACAAGGCTGGGTGATGATGTATGAGCATTCGCAAAACGACGCAAAGTTTGTGATTGAGAATCCCTCGATCCCCATGGCGATGGGGATCAGCTTGGGGAGTTACGATTGGCACAACTATCACTCAAATCTATTTGTTGGTACAGCTTTCACCCCATCGGCAAGCTGGCCACCCAAAATGGAAAATGGCAGCGGCTTTCGCCCCTCACTGTTTAACAACTTTTGGCCAGCCACGCTGCACATCATTATGACGCCGCGCAGTTTTCACATTGTCATTCAGCGCCAAGATAACCAACTATATTGCTGGGCCATTGGTGGCGGCATTTGCACCGACCGCTATGCGCCCGTGCCTAACGTTAACTGCATTTATGGTAGTACACCATCACGGGGAGCGACCTCAAATGCGCCGCGCGGTAATTTCCTGACGCAATCAACGAGTGATGTGACGACCACGATCATTATTGATTCGACTCGAAAAATAAACTACGTGACAAACGGACTAGATGCCATCGCGCCGTTCCCTAATCGGTATGGAAAAACACTCGCGACCTATCCGCCAGCAGTCTTTCAGTCGCTTTACAAGAAGGACTCCAAAACCTCTATATTTTTGCCTGTAATCATTCCGGCTAAAGCTGACATCGAAGGTTACGCGCCACGGTTTGAGCTGGAAGACATTCGCGCCACGTCCATTGTGGGCCAATTTGCTGGTGCTATTGTGCAATATCAGGGCGAGCCTTGGATTTTGTTTCCTCAACATGGCGGCGAGTCGGCAGGAGGAGGGCCATCGAGATATGCCGAGTATGAAGCGCAAGCGGTAGCCTTCAGATTGGAGCGTGGCGATGCTTAAATCCCTATGGGTAGTTGATTCGCGTTTTTGGTTTGAGGGCAAACGCCTACCACCTAAGCCGATTCCCACGCCCGTGGTGGAACCTGCGTTAGTTTATGGCTCAACCAGTACAGAAGCGTTTGCGCTGGAACCGGGGAAAACAAAGCAAAATAGCTTTGTGCCTAGCTTTTGGGAACGTGATTTTAAAAACTCGATTTTTATTGAACCTGCGCAAATTGAGCTGGGCTTTATTTCCGGCCCATCAAGCCATGATGTCAAAGTGTGGAGTTCATTCGAGCAACCGCTCACGCTGCAATCTCTCACCGCCAATGGCAACAGCGGCCTAAACCTTGTGAGCATTGAGGGCGGCACGACGCTCGCCCCACATGGCGGCACGTTTCGCTATGTGCTGAATGTGTCTGACAAAGTGCCCGTGCGGATTGATGCGCATTGGCGCTGGCAGTTTGATCACGCGGCGACCTCGTTAAGCGTGAACGGCACCAAGTTGGTGATCTGGCCGTACCCGCCAATCTACCCGGTAGTTGAGCAATGGCAGTGGGCGACCGCCATCATTGAAACGCGCAGCGCCGAGCAGCGCCTTAACAACGCCGATTGGCCCGTGCAAAGCCTCAGTTATCGCTATACGCACCACCGCGATTTGGCCCTTTCCAACGAGATGCGCTTTGCCATTAACGGCGATTTTCCGCTGGCAGTGCCGCTATGGCTGGATGCGATCCCCAACGTGAGCGTGCAAGCCGGAGCCACCACCATTGCAGCAAGCGTGGGCCAGCGCGAGTTTAACGATAGCGCCTTGCTCTATCACAACGAGCATGATTATGAGTTGGTCAACATTGCCGCCATCACGCCCAGCACGCTGGAACTCAAAGGCCAAGTGCAGCGCGATCACCGCAACGCCACCCTATTGCCAATCCGCTTTGCCATTTCCAAAGACGGCATCAAAACCAATCGCCGTGGGCTGGAAACAAACCAAGAGATCAGCTTTCTCAATACCGAGCTGTTCACCCTGCCCGCGTCGCCTTGGCCTGTCAATTACCGAGGCATTCCGGTGCTAACCGAGTACCGCAAGCAAGCCCGAACACGGGCCAAATTCCCATGGAAACAGCGCCGCACCGCGACCAATACCCCGGTGAATTTTTTGCAACGCGATGTGCATCGAAAGCAAGTCGATATTGAGCTTTTAGACCATGGGGATCGTTTAGCTTTCCGTCAGCGTTTAACGGCGTTTAAAGGCGGTTTAAACCCGGTGTGGTGGTTGAGCTATGGCCACGAAATTCGCATCGCGGCACTGTGTACCCGCAATAAGTTGGTGGTCGAACGTCGCGGCTTTACCGAGCGTTGGCCGCAGGGCTTGCACCTTTGGCTTGAGTGGGCTGACGGCCCCGAGTTGGTGGCAGCAAGGCCCGAAGGTTTGGACGCCAACGGCAACGAGATTTTGGCTATCGACACGCCAAACACTCACCCCGTCACCGATGCCGATTTAACGGCGGGCCACCTGCTCTATTTGGTGCGCTGCGACGATGACAATTGGAAGTTTAAGCACACCAAATACCAATCGAGCGTCACCCTATCGTTGATTGAAGTGCCGCCCACGGAGTACCCACAATGACAGTAACCGAGCTTTATCAGGTGAGCGTATTTGATGACGTTTGGCGCTTTACCTCGGCCCAGCAAGATTGCCAAGTCGATGGCTTACAGTGGTTAAGCCAACCGATTCACCGCAGTGCAACCATTGAACAATCCTCAGACCCGCTCAAAGTCGATACCAATTTCGAGGTGGCGGCGGGCTGTGAACTGGCCGCACTGGTACTCAATCCGCCGTTAAACATTGCCCCTACGTTGACCATTCGCCGCCGCGAAATTACCGGATGGCGCACCGTCTTTACGGGGCGGATTGTGGCCGGGGTATGGAATGAAGGTTGGGTAAAAGTCGAACTGGAACCCGTCCAAACCCAAATGCAGGTCACGGGTTTGGTGGAAGTGGTTTCACCGCTATGTCGGTATGACTTGGGCAGCCGGAAATGCGGGGTAACGGTGCAGCCATACATCAACGCTATCGCGGCAATCAGTGGCAACCAAATCACCCTCGATTTACCTGTGCCACTGCAATTTCAATATGGCTATTTACGGGTTAACAACGAAAACCATTTCATCGAAAGCCAAGTCAGCTCAACGGCGTTGGTGTTATTGCACCACGCCGCGTTGGATGTCGGAGCACGGATTGAGTTGATCCAAGGTTGTGACCGCACCATGCCTTGTTGCGCCGAGCGCTTCAATAACATTCTCAACTTTGGCGGTGCTGCCCATCTACCCACCAAAAACCCCTACACAGGCGACCCTATCGACCGTTAAGGAAATACGATGTCTTTTTTATTACTGGTTGGCATTTATGCCCTATTTAGAGCGGTTCGCGAATTACAAAAAGAACAACCGGGGCCAGAAGCCAAAGAGCCGAAAGCGCCCGAAATAGAAGAAGGAAAACCAATAGGCGTGGTGTTTGGTAAAGCCAAAATTACCAGTGCGACGGTGTATTGGTGGGGAGATTTACGCAGTGAAGAAATCCGCAAATAAAATCTATTCCACCGACTTGGCCCCGGCGGGCTTTTGCTGCAGTGGGGTGCGTGAATGGATGGCAAACCAAGGCATAAGCTGGAATGAATTTGTGAAACACGGCATGACCATCGAACGTGCCAAGCAATTTAATGATCCACAAGTAGACAAGGTGATCGCATGGGTGGAAAGAAAAAGAAAAGCGTAATCGGCCACCGCTGGTATTGGGGCCAACATTTGGTGCTTTGCCATGGCCCGGTGGATGTAATTAAACGCATTTGGTTTGGTGAAAAAGTCGGTTTCGAGCAAGACATTACCAGCAATCAGCGCATTTACATCAATAAACCCACCTTGTTTGGTGAAGCCGACAAGGCGGGCGGTGTGCGCGGCCACGTTGATATGATGTTTGGCGACGCCAACCAAGAGCAAAACGATTATCTGCTGGCCAAGTGCGCCAAAGGCGGGCTGCTAAGTGCATTTCGCCATCTTACCTCGCTTGTGTTTCGCCAAACGTATATGGGTAACTCATCGTTTCCGCCCCCGGTGGCCATCGAGGTTGAGCGCATCCAAACAGGTTGGGACGGCAACCCGATGTGGTACAGCGAGAAAGCTGACACAGGTAACGGCTTAAACGCCGCCCATCTAGTCCATGAATTGATTGAGTGCCCTGAATGGGGCGCGGGAAACACCAATGTCGATAACGCTGCCTTTACTCACGTTGCGGATCAACTTTGGAATGAGCGCTTTGGCCTTAATATCCACTGGTTTCGTCAGCAGCCCGTTGAGGATTTTATCAAAGATATTTGCCGCTATATTAACGGCCACGTTTTCACAGATGAAATTACCGGAAAAGTCACCATTCGATTGGCCCGTGATGACTTTGACCCCAACACCCTGCCCGTGCTTAATGAGCAGCATATTCGCACTGTTCGCAATGCCAAGCGCCACACAGCCGCCGACATTGTGAATACACTTACCGTGACTTACACCGATCCTAACACACATGAAAAAGCCGCCATTACGGTGGTCAATTCCGCGATGCGCGCCGCAGTGGGCCGCACGATTGGCGAAACGGTGAACTTCCCGATGATACAAGACGCGGCGTTGGCTTACAAAGTCGCTATGCGCGAACTGAAACTGCTTTCGTCACGCCTACTCACTGCCGAGGTACTATGTGATACCACTGCCGCCCATTTTCAGCCCGGCGATGTGGTCAAAATCGAGTTTCCCGCAGCTGGCCTAAACCATGTGATGCGAGTGCAAAAGAAGCGACGCGGCAGCATGGATAAACCCGAAACCCGGTTACAGGTTATTGAGGATGTGTTTTCATCCACCAGTGGCGTGTTTACCCCACCACCGCCAAGCGATTGGCAAGTGCCGCTCTCAGAGCCGCAACCCGTGGTGCGCCAATTGGCAATGGAAGCGCCTTACTGGGCATTGGCAAGCACTTTGAAGCCGTCGGAACTCGCCAGCATGAGCGACGATAGCGGCTTGCTATTGTGGCTCGCACAGCGCCCAACCACCGACACTCAAGGCGTTGACCTTTATTTCAACAATGCGGGCCGTTGGGTGTTTAGCCACCGGGCGATGTTTTCCCCATCATCGTACTTAACCCAAGCGATTGACGCACAGGCCACCAACGCGCCAGTAAGTGACAACGTATTGCAGCAAGCCGAATTACCGACGGTGTGCGCATTGGGTGATGAGTTGGTGGTGGTGACGAGTGTCGCGAACGGCATGGCTACGTTGGTGCGCGGCGTACTGGACACCCACCCAACACCCCATGGCAATGGCGCATGGATTGCGGCCCTTTCCCCCGATGGCGTGGAAGCTGAATTTATCAATGGTGAAAGTGTGCAGCTACGTGCCCTCACCGTCACGCCGTTGGGCACACTACCCGAGGCACAATCAAACGTGATTCAAGCCACGGTCAACGCCCGCGCTATCAGGCCGCTACCCGTGAACAACGTGAAGTTTAACAATCAATATTGGCCCGCCAGCGCAACGCTGCCCCTTAACATTACATGGGCACACCGTAACCGACTAAGCCAAGCCAGCTACCCGGAGCAGTTAACAACGTGGTTTGCCAACGGAAGCCCAGAGCCGGGCACCGAAACCCAGATCACCATTGAAGACCAAAACGGGGTGCTCATCCACCAGCAGCAGGGTGCGATCTCCTCCTTTACTATAAGCACATTAGATCCCTCTGTAGATGAGTTGATAGTGAGGCTACGAACGAGGAGAAGCGGCAGAGAATCGTTGCTCGACTTTATACACAGGGTAAAAGTGATCCAAACAACAAGCGGTTAAGTAATATTTACACTATGCTGTCAATTAACACAGTAGATTCACATAAAGTGATAAAAAACGGTTAGCGTGAAAAAAACGACCAGCAAGTTTTCTCACCCTACGCGTTTTCTTTTCTCACGCAAAGCGGCGGGCTACATTTCCTACCACGAAAACACGCAAACATAATTTCATTACAACAATTTGAACCACTTTTAGAATCTCGATTTATTTTGCGACTTTTTTTCCATGATGTATTGACATGATCAGGAGTGCCTAGCGCCATTGGATTCACTCGAGTTTTCCACAGGCTTATACACTACTTCTGTGGATATTCACAACGAAAAAGTGCTTGCACTCTAAGTACAAATGCACTAATAACCGCACTTCATTTCGACCTATCCTCCCGTTTTAATTCAGATTTATCTGTCTTTATATGTTTAACATCAACGACAGTTATTCAGTCAACTTCCTGATTAACTCTCGCCAACACTAATGTGGATAAATTCCTTTTATC